CTGCAACCTTGTCCATACCTCCGTGGGCCCACTTAGACCCAATGCGAATGTTCTTCCCTCGCTCCATCAAATGACGAACCTTAGTAACAAGGCGCTCCAATAAAATAAAGACGGAAGAAGGAATAACAAAATTACGAACTTTACGACACCAAGCATCGTATTTCGCATCGTCTTTTAAATGCTTCGCTGACGTAAAAACTTCATTCTTGTTAGTAACATTAAAATTAATATGTGGCTCGATTCCATAAACAACAAAATCATACACAGCGCGGAGATCACTGGGGAAAGTGTCGTACTTCTGGCCAGACGGAGTTATTCGAACTTTCTCCTCTCCAAAAACGGATGACTGGACTTTTACATTTTTCTCCGTTCCCTTATTAAGACCTGCAGAAGCGTGGAGCGCCATACCTATCAGATCTTTGAGAGACAAGCGCGAACGTATCTTACCAAATTTTTTAACGCCCATTTTCTTGTAAAGCATTTGAATCGCCTTAGGAATCAAAGGAGTAAGCTCGGCAAAAGCTGCTGGTGGCTTATGAGTATTTTTGTTCAATAGAAGGACCGCATCTGCACTTTTATGGGTCTGATACAAGTTCGCCATAGCGGAGACAGCCGGAAGACGACCAACCTCCTGTGGGTTATGCTCATCATGCCGATAACGCCCCAAAGCCATACGATAACGTGAAATTTTTCGAAGACACATCTGCTGGAGGGTCATAGGAGTCGTCTGCTCTGTCTTTGGAAGACGATCACACCACACAAATTCAACAAAATCACTAACGGGAAGTTGAAGGCTCTTACCTGTACGCAATACCGCCTCTTCTTCAAAATAGCGGTAGTCAGCACGCATCAGGGCTGCTCTAACTTCAGGGGCCACTCCATACAAATCCAGTGGCGAAGGGTAGTTAAACCGCGACACACTCGCATGAGTCAAGGTCATATTGCCCCTCGGCTGCAATCCCATTTTAAAGTAAGCGACCTCACTGTCTTGGTAAGGATTCCGCACCAAACTACCACTGACCATGGCATATTTCGGCGCTAGGTCACTCCAGAACTCCAAAACTTGCCGTGACATATCTCCAGGCTTACCAGTATAATTATAACCGGCCAACCCAGACTTTCCCGTAACTACTAACGTGCATTTCGTACAACCACGCTGACACCCTGCCGTGCATCCTTGTATGTCTAAAAAATTCTTCATACGCTTTCCTGTTTGTGATATAAATCGCAACACCGGATCTACTGATTGTCGTGATATCCGCTGCAGGGCGTGCTCAAAAGACAATCGCGTTAGAAAGTCCTGGGATAAGAAAAGGCGTTTACTGCAACCCTCCAGTACAAAC